GGATCCTCGCGACCTGGCACCCGCAGGCGTCTAGCCGCGCGCGGCTTCTCTGGAACGACAACGGCAACGTGCGGACCTTCGACATCCGCGGCTGCTGGGACCGCGACCAGCGCCGGCGGCGGCTCGAGATCGACGCGACCGAGGTGCTGCCGTGATCAAGTTCACCCTGGACGACAAGAACGTGCGGAAGACGCTTGCGGCGCTGCCGCCGAAGCTGAACGAGCGGGTGCGGAAGCGCGCCATTCGGTCGGTGCTGAACCCGGCGCGCAATTCGCTTCGCGCCCTGTGGAAGGCTGCTCCGTACAAGGGCAAGCCGCTGCACCGGCGTGCGATCGCATCCGCGACCCGCGTCGACATCCGGCGCAATGGCGCCGGGCCGTCCGCGCCGCTGGTGTTTGCCCTGGGCGTCCAGTACGGCCGCAAGGGCGGTTCTAGGGCGAAGGGGCGCCAGCGCGTGTGGCACCTGCTCGAGAACGGATTCCGGCACCGGCAGGCCGGCCGCGTGCCCGGATCACGCCGAAGTGCGACCTGGGCAGCGCGGAACACCAGCCGGCTGATGACGGCGATCCAGGAGGCGATCCTGACCGAGGCCGCCGAGCTGATGGGGGGCAACGGTGCTAAATAGCATTTCCAAGGCCGTCTACGCGCACATGGTCGGGCAGCTGACTAGGACCGTGCATGTCGGCATGCGCCGCGCCGAGGCTGCGTCGCCGTGCTACGTGTACGAGATCACCGGTGCCGAAGCGCCGACAGTGATCGAGGGCAAGTTGCCGACGCTGGCGAATTGGGTGCTTACGCTCGAGGTCGCATGCGTGGCCGACACCGTCGACGTCGCGACCGACATGGCCGACGACCTGATCGGGTCGTTTACTGGCGTGATCACCGACGCAACCAACAAGTGCAAGCTGGTGCTGGCGGGCGTATCCGTGGCACTGTCTGCGGAAACGCCGGATGACGGCAAGCAAGACGCCGAGCGCATCGCGACGGCGACACTGACCATTATCGTACAGGAGACACCCTAATGGCAACCATCGTCGGATTCGGCGGCACTGTCACCATGAACATCGACAGCGGCGGCGTCGTGACGCGGCCGGTGCGGAACATTACCGTCAGCTTTGAGCGCGCATCTTTGGACGTCACGCAGCTTTCCGACTTCCGCGAGAAGCGCGCGCCAGGACGGTTCCGGCGTTCGGCGTCGTTCGACATGATGGCGCAGGATTCGACCACCGACGACGCACTGCGCGCGCACCTGTTCCCGACCACCCTGGCGAACACGGTCAACCGCACGCTGACGCTGGTGTTCACCGACCAAGGGAACATTGCCTACACGATCACCGGGCATCTGGTGTCTGCGTCGCGCAGCGACGACGGCACCGGGCCGGCCATGTGGTCCCTGTCACTGGACGAAGCCTGATGCCGTTTGACCTGTCCAGCATCAAGCCGCGGAGCCGCACCGTTGAAATCGACGGTGTCGGCGCGGTGGTGATCCGGGAGCCGACCCTGGGCGACTACACGGCCGCCAGGGCGGGGAACGACCGCTACTGGTGGATCGGCTGCGTCAGCTGCGCCGACGGCACCCCGTTCCTGCCCAACCACGCCGACGCTGCCCAGCTGCCCGGCTGGCTGGGCGACCGGCTGCTCGAGGAGGTCGCCAAGCTCCGCCCTACGACGCCGCCGATCGGCGGCTCTTCCGAATCGCAAGCCCCGAGCAGCGAATGACCATGCCCTACGGACTGTGCGCCAGCGAGCTGACGACCGAGGAGCGGTGCGAACACCTGCTGGGCATCATCGCATGCACGCTGACCGGGCGCCGGCCGCACGACCTGATGCCGTGGGTGCGCCGCGGAATCAACGAGTTCATGCAGGAGGTCAGTAGTGGCTGATCGTTCCATGAAGGCCGTGATTCGCGCCGAGCTCGACCCAAGGGGCGTCGTGCGCGGCGTCAGCGCTACCCAGCGCGAGCTGCAGAAGCTGAACGCCAGCACTGCCAGCGTGGCGACCTCAAGCGCCCTGGACGCCGCCATGAACGCCGGGCGCATGGCGCTGTCCATGCTGGAGCGCGGCGCGTCGGCCGTCAACAACCGCGTGGACGACCTGACCAAGATCGCGACGACATTCAACGTGGACGCCGCGAACGCGCAGACGCGCAAGATGATGCGCGAATATGCAGACAAGAAGCGCATCGCAGGCGCGATCGGTCCCGACGTCGCCAAGGGGCTTACCGCCGAGGCCGACGCGTTCCAGAAGGAAGCCGATCGCATCGTGAAGAGCAAGACGATCGGACCTGGCATTGCCGGCGTGATGACTGCGACGGCCGAAGCAAACCGGCTCAAGAATGAGGCGCTGGATACAGGAATCAGCGGCGTCGGCGCGGTCACGACGGGCGCTGGTCCCGTCCTGGACAAGCTGCGCGAGATCAGCGAGTCGTTCCGTGAACTGCTGCGGAAGGTAGGGACTTCGTAATGGGATACTGGACCGCAATCGAGATCCCTGAAAGCAGGCAGCGCGCGTTTGCGACGCCGGGGGAAGAACATTCGTTCACGCTCGAGTACCTGGTGACATGGACGGCCACGTCCGCCGGCGACACCTACCCCGGAGACCAAGAGCTGCCGCTGCAGGTGCCGCGCATCCGCCGACGTCTTCCCAGCGCCGTCTACGGAAGCGACTACCATCTGAAGTCGTACGTTTGCCGAAGCATCGAATTTTCGCCCGTCAGAGAGCGGCCGTACACGTGGCGCGCGTCTTTGCGATACGGCACCTACCTGACGAACGACGACTACGAGTTTGTTTCGGTCACCCGCAACACGCAGCTGCGTACCACGCCCGTATGGCGCATGCCAGACGGATTTGGAAACAGCACGCCGTCGTGGTCGACATTCTTTCCGACTTACGGCGATCAATCATGGCCGCCTGCAGCAGACATGGGCCACGAACGCGTGGACATGATGGGCAACCCGCGATCGTACGAGGTTGTGCAGCAGCAGGTGACCTACGAATACCTGTGGGACAGGACCGAGGTGTCAGGTGGCAGCCCGCAGGCTGAACCGCCGACCTCCACCTGGTCCGGATACGTCAACTACAGAAACAACGCCGACTGGTTCGGCTTCCCGCGCGGCACGCTTCGTTACATGGGGTTCCAGATTGCACCGATGAACGAGTGGTACAGGATCCAGCAAACGTTCCTGTACGACAGGTGGTTCCATCTCGAGCAATTCATGGGACCGGTGCCGACGGGCGCACCGATTTGCACATCCGGTACGACGGTCATGGGACTGGTCGTGCTGCAGGCCGACAAGGTCGGCTGGTTCCAGCGGTATCCAAGCCTGGGCGCTGGCCTGTCGTTCAACAACCTAATTCCGTTGGCCGAAGCCGGCCAAATCACCACCCCGCAGCCGCCGGCAGTCTGATGTCGACCAACCGCCCCAATTTCGCCCGCGGCCTGTTTGGTTCCGCCAACCGCATCGTGTGCAATCGCTGGAGCGAGGCCACCGAGCTGGTGATGCGGAACGCGCAGGGCATGGCGCTGTCCCAAGGAATGGTCGTGCCCAGCGAAATCGTCGAGCTTGGCCTGGTCACCATTTCCAGCGCCACGGCGCTGGCGGCGAATCGTTGGACCTACACCGTCGCCCAGTGGTTTCCTCCACCGCTGACAGGTACGGGCGTCACCGTGCCAAACAACCAGCGCATGACGTACACCGAGGCAATCAATCTACGAGAGTGGCACAACACCGCGACGATCGTCGACGGCATGGACATCACCGCACCGGCGTCGACCATTGGCCCGGTAGGAAGCAAGTGGAACGGATCGTCATGGCCCACCTCGAGCCTTCAGGCAAAGGTGATGCTGTACGTCGTTCGCAACACGGCCGGCGCGGCGCAGCCGGTGTTCGATCGCCCCAACCCCATTAGGTGCAGCAGTGGCTAATCTCAAGCTCGCATCGCCGATTCTCTTGCAAGTCGTCACCTGCGGGTCGACGTTCGACCTGTCCTGGCACGCACACAACGACAACGGCACGAATTTCAACTGGACCGGGTACACGCCGAAAGCGCGCCTGACCGTGGGGAGCGTGGCTATCACGGTGACGGGTACGGTAGTAAACGCAGGCGGCGGCACGGCATCGGCCAGCTGGACTAGCGCCCAGACGGCAACCCTGACGGCGCCTGCCTGGGGCAGCATTGAGCTGTGGGCGGACGCCGACGCCAGCACGACGAACATCGCGATTGCGACCATCGCAGTGCGGACATCCGCGGAGGTGATTCCATGATCCCCAACAACATGCGTAGGGCACAGGCGGCGGCGAGTGCTGGAGTGACGCTGACGGCGGTCGGATGGCCAGCCTCTTTTGTGGCTGAGGGCAACTCGAACGAAACATGGCCACCGCTTCGCATCGACGGCGCTACGTCGCCACAGACGCTACGTATGTCTGTTTCCTTGCCGGCCATAAACGACAGCGTCGACATTTACGGCATCCTTGTCTATGACTCGCTCGAGACACACACAGCCGAATCAACCTTTTTCTCTTCTGTGGGATCGTTCAACGCTGCCAACAACCAGCTGGTTGGTTTGCAGTCGCTCATCTGGATTTTCTGCGACTACACCGGC